AAGTTAATTAGAAAAGGAATAAGCAAAAGAGGATCAATGACTCGGGCATATGATGCTGGCGCTACAAAAATAGGTCAAATAATATATCAAGATTCATATGATGCTGGAATAACATCTAAATATAAAATAGATAAATCAGATTGTAAGCAACTAGGCAAAGACTTAGTGCAAGCATATGATAAAGTTTGTACAGGACCTGTAAAAATCAAAAAGTATTTACAAGCAATAGTTAAACATAAAATACAACAAATGAATATGAAAGATGTAAGTTGGTATTCACCTTCAGGATTTCCTGTGTTGACACAAAAATATGTAGCCCGTAAAAAAGTATATTATGGCACATTACAAGGCAAAAAGATAAGCCATGTATATCTGGAGATAACCGATGTTCCATCATTATCAGATCATTTGTCTGCAATTGGTGCAAACTGGGTTCATTCTTATGACGCTGCACATATGTGTTTAACTGTAAACAAACTTGCAGAACAAGATTTAAAATTCTTTGGAGCTATACATGATAGCTTCAGTGTTCATGCATCTGACATACCAAAACTAATACAAGCAACTAAAGAAACATTTATTGACTTGTATAACAAAGATATCTTTTCAGAAATGAGACAAGAAATAATATTTGACGATAAATTATTTAACTATAAAGAACCAGAGCTAGGCGACATGAACCTAGATGACATTTTAGAATCAAACTTTTTCTTTTGTTAGGAGGTAATATGAAAACAAGTTTTGCAAAAGACCTTGAACGAGGTCAAAGAATAGAAAAAGAAGTATTAGTATGGGTTAAAAAGAAATACGATGACGCTTACTTAGTTGAAGGATACTGTAAAGAATGGGATATACATATACCCTGCGATGACAAAGGAGTTGAAGTTAAATATGATCCAATGTCCCAAAAGACCGGAAACCTTGTAGTTGAAATAGAATACAACGACAAACCATCTGCACTCTCAACTACTAAAGCTTATCGATGGGTATTCCATACAGATGCAGAAGTAATAGTAACAACACCAGGAATTCTATTTGAAGTCATAGCAAAGAATAATTTGCAACCTGTTAGATTTAAAGGACCCGGTGATCCATATTACAAACGAGCGTATCTAATCAAGAAACATTTAATAATAGATACTGCATTACATGTGAGGAAAATACAATGAAAGAAAAAGAAATAAAAGTAAGATGGAATGAAAACAGACCATCAGATAAACCAGATAAAATTAACCCACCACACTATCAACAAGGTAAAATAGAAGTTATAGATTTTATACTTGATCAGAAAATGGATTACCTTACTGGAACAGTACAAAAATATATTGCACGCTGGAGATTTAAAGACGGGATTTGTGATTTAAAAAAAGCTAGATGGTTCTTAGATAAACTCATTGAAAAAGAAGAAAAAAATCTCGTTCCCCCTCCTATAGGAAAATAACAAAAACAGTTTGTGGTAGAACTGTAGAAATAAAAAGCCATACTAGACCTCACTACCACACCTCCGGAGGTCCTGTATGGCACTATTTTTTTTAACCAATCCCTGCTGGCTTCGCCCGCAGAAACAATAGTAGTTCCTTGTGAACGAAACGGAGGTGAGAAAAAACTCACCATTTATAATAATAAAAACGGAGAAGATATGCTTCTTAAAAATGTAAAAGTAATGTGGACCAAGATAGGTTCAAACCCTGACTCTAATTATAATGAAGACGGATATGAATGGACAATTGATTGTCTTTTAAGTGATGAACAAGTTGCTGAACTTTCATCTAAAGGAATACAATCTAAAGATGATCCAGAAGGAAGACCATTTGTAAGGTTGAAAAGACCTACTACATATGCTAAATCTGGCGACCCTATGCCTGCACCTAAAGTTGTAGATAAATATGGCGAGCCTCATAATCCTGACAATATTGGTAATGAATCTGTATGTAATGTACAGGGTCGTATCAGAGAATGGGAATACAAAAAGAAAAGTGGTGTTGCTTTTGATTTAGTTGCCGTTCAGGTTATAGAATTAAATGAATACAATGCAGGAGATGCAGTTGAATTTGATTATGTACCTAAACAAGAGGTTGAATTAACCGCAACAGATGATGAAAACATTCCATTTTAAGTTTTAGTAATACTCCTGAGCATGAGAATAAACTGCTCACTTACAAGGAGAAATAATGGTAAACCCTAACAATAATAAACATTTTAACGATGAAGCTTTAAGAATAAATCGTATGTTAAAAAAAGAAAATGACTCTCTTAAAGAAACAATAGTACAAATGAAAGCAGCTCTTAAAGCATTAGGAGTAAGCTATGAGGAGGAAGAAGATGGCATTAAGACAGTATCAAAAAGACACTCTTAATAATATCATTCGATCTCAAAGAAAAGGAAACAAAAACATATTACTTCAAGCAGCAACTGGCTCTGGCAAAACTGTCATGGCTTCTGCGTTTGTTAATCATTCAATAAAAGAAAACCAAAGCGTTTTATTTCTTGCTCACAGACGTGAGTTAATAACACAATGTTCTAATAAACTTACTGATGAAGGTGTAAGACACGGAATCATTATGGCTGGAGAACGCTCAGAGTTCTGGCATAACACTCAAGTAGCATCTATAGATACATTAAGGTCACGGTCAATCACTAATAAAAAAGAAGCTCTGCCAAAAGCAGACCTCATAATTATTGATGAAGCGCACCGTTGTCTAAGTAATACTTACTTAAAAATTATACAAATGTATAAGCACAGTCAAGTATTAGGATTAACAGCAACACCTATTAGGTCTGATGGCAGAGGGCTAGGTCATATTTTTTCAGACATGGTTCAAGCCCCTTCAATTGGCGAGCTAATTCATCAAGGTCATTTAGTGAGCTGTGAATACTATGCACCAACAATACCAGACCTTAATGGAATCCAAACATCTATGGGTGACTATAATTCTACGCAACTAGCAAACAGAATGGATCATCCAAAACTTATAGGAGATATTGTTTCTTCATGGAAAAAGATTGCAAACAATAAAAAAACTATTGTCTTTGCTTCATCTGTAGCTCATAGTAAAAACCTAACAGAATCTTTTATAGACATTGGCATTAAAGCTGCACATATAGACGGCTCTACAGACCACAATGAAAGAGAACGAGTCCTAAGTGAATTCAATAATGGAGATATAAAAATAATTTGTAACTGCATGGTGTTGACTGAAGGATTTGACTGCCCCCCAGCTGAAGTTTGTGTACTTGCCCGACCAACTAAATCGTTAGGCATGTATATTCAAATGGTTGGCAGAGTTCTTAGACCTTATGAGGGTAAAGAAAAAGCTACAATCATAGACCATTCTGGTGCTGTATACACGCACGGATTTGTAGAAGATGATATTGAATGGGTTCTTGATCCCAAGAAACCAATGACAATTAAAGAAAGAAAGCTAGCTAAACCTAAAGAAGAAGCCCAAATAATATGTGAGGGTTGCTTCTCTATGTTCTCTGGCTCAAACATATGCAGCAAGTGTGGGCATGTGCAATTAAAGAAATCAAAATATGTAGCAGTGCTTGATAAAGAGCTAGGGTTTGTCGACAAGAAAACCAAAACTGTTAAAAAGAAACTAACATATGCTCCAGAATTTAGAAAAGAATTTTATAGCATGTTGTTAGGATACTGCAAAATGCACAACTATAAAACAGGATGGGCTTATCATACTTATAAAATGAGATTCAAAGACCATCCAAACTTTAAAAATGTACAACCAATAAAACCAAGTAGCGAATGTGCTAGCTATATAAAACATTTACAAATAAAAAAAGCAAAAAGTAAATATAAATAATAAGGAGGAAACGTGAGTAATAAATTAGATGTAACAAATAAATGGTATGGTGTGTTAACCACACTAGGAATAGATAGAGAATATTTACAAAACAAACATGGTCCTTGCCCAATATGTATGGAAGGCAAAGATAGATTTAGATTTGATGACAAAGACGGTCGTGGAACTTACTACTGTAATACATGTGGTGCTGGTGACGGATTTGAATTGTTACAAAAAGTATATGGATGGAGCTTTATAGATTGTGTAGATGCTATAAGACCTATTATAGAACACACTACAATCCAACCAAGTAAACCTAAGAAAGACCCTGTACCTGCGCTACGTAAAGTAGCTAAGATGGCACAACAAATCAGACCTAATAGTGATGTTGATACATACCTAACATTACGTGGACTGAGTGATTACCCAGAAACACTTAAAGAAGCTCAACTATATACATGGGAACATGGTGCTAAGCTTGGACCATTCCCTACTATGATGGGTTTAATACAAGACGCTAAAGGTGTTGGAGTATCATGGCATTTAACATACACCAAGAACGGTAGAAAACTTCAAGGTGGTACAGCTAGAAAGATCATGCCACCCAAAGGTACAATAACTGGTGCTGCAATTAGACTTCACGAACACGAAGGTACTATATGCTTAGCCGAAGGTATAGAAACCGCACTAGCTGCGAGCCAAATCTCTAAGCTACCTGCCTTTTCTGTAATGAATGCACACTGCATGGCAACCTTCGAGCCACCAGAAGATATAACTGAAGTACAGATATATGCTGACAACGACAAATCATATGTCGGTCAGAAGTCTGCTTACCAACTGGCTGAGAGGCTAGCTGCTAAAAAGATTCATGTTGATGTACACATCTCACCCACTCCCGGAGAGGATTGGTTAGATGAATTTAATAAACTTAAACTAAAGGAAATGTTCAATGAAAATAATTAAAGATAAAGACCTACCACAAGGGTCACAAGAATGGCTAGATGTACGTAGCAAATGTGGAATGGCATCAGAAGTTGGTGCTTTACTAGGAGTATCTAAATGGGAACCTAAAACACCATTAGCTTTATGGAAAATAAAAAATGGCGAGGTAAAAATAGACACTAACTTTGCTATGGAGCATGGAAATAAATATGAAGATGAAGCAAGAACTATGTTTGAAGAAGACATGGGAGCAAAATGGGAGCCTGTTGTTGTTATCAATGACTTTGATGGCGTACCTATCGGTGCATCATTGGATGGATATAAAGAATCAGACAACACAATATTAGAAATTAAATGCCCAATTAAAGGAACACATTCAGAACTATGGAAGGATGTTGCTGGCACTGCAAAACTACCTGAACAATACTGGTTACAATGTCAACAACAACTACTAGTAACTAAATCTGAAAAATTATATTTCTGGATATACGATGCGAAAAGCGCAGCAGGATTGTTGCAAATTGTAGTGCCGCATTTAAAAACACAAGCCGATATAGTTAATGCTTGGACAAAATACTTTTCTGTTGATAAGCCTGAAGCATTACCTGAAGACTTAGTAGAGTGTGATGATCTAGCTTGGCTTGAAAAAGCAAAACAATGGAGAGAAGTAAACCTATCTCTACAAGAGTTAAAAGCTAAAGAAGAAGAAATCAGAAAAGACTTAATAGAAATATCTTCTGGACAGTCACAAATAGGTGGCGGTGTACAATTAAGACACAGTACATCTAAAGGTAGAGTAAACTATAAAAACATTCCTGAACTAGAAGGAGTAAACTTAGAAGATTATCGTGGTCAAGATATTATTAAGCATTATATAAAAATGATATGAAGAATACCATCAACTTAACTTTTAATATAAGTCCTGTTCCTGCCTCTCGCCCACGGGTGACGAGGTGGGGCACGTTTTATGGTAAAAAATATAAACAATTTAAATTAGAAATGGGATTATTATTAATAGATTCAGACAAAAATAACTCTATTAACCCTGTAACATGGCTTGAGGGGCTCATATCTGCCGATATGACGTTCTTTGTGCCAATGGCTAAGTCATGGTCAAAGAAAAAGAAAGCGTCTAAAAATGGACAGTTCTGTGATAACAATGCTGATCTTGATAACTATGAAAAATCAATCTTAGATTCTTTAAGTGGTATATATTTTCATGACGACAGACAAATTGTAAAACAAAAGTCCAAAAAAATTTGGGCAGATCAAGGATACATTGATATAACTTTAGCGGAGGTTTAAATGGAATTGTTTGGAAACCAAATAGAAGCATTGTATATATTATTGTGGATAATATTTTTACTTGGAGTATTTTATACATTCAAAGAACACGGACGTAATAAATACAATCAGGGAATGTCAGACGCAATATGCATGCATCACACTGGAACACTAAAATATAAAATAACGCCTAATAAAAATGGCGAAGAAGATATAGAAATTGAAATTAACGGAGGATAAATAATAATGAATAAGTTACCTAATGATTATCAAAACTTTATAGCATTAAGCAGGTATGCCAGATGGCTACCAGAAAAGAATAGAAGAGAAACATGGGAAGAAACTGTTGCTAGATACTTTGACTTCATGGAAGAGCATCTAAAGAACAACACAAATCAAGAACTCATTCCCAAAACCAGAAAGATACTTGAAGAAGCAGTACTTAAACTAGAGATTATGCCTAGCATGAGAGCTTTAATGACTGCTGGTCCAGCTCTAGCAAAGAATCATATAGCTGGATACAACTGTGCATACTTAAGTGTTGACCACCCTAAAGCATTTGACGAATGTCTTTATGTTTTAATGCACGGTACTGGTGTAGGCTTTAGTGTTGAACGCCAACACATTAATAAATTGCCTGAAGTACCAGAAGAATTAATAGATGTAGATGATGTCATCGTAGTACAAGACAGTAAGGAAGGATGGCAGTCTGCATTTCGTAAACTAATCACCTATCTTTATGATGGCGAAAGTCCTAAGTGGGATTTTTCTCGCATCAGAAAGAAAGGATCACGCCTTAAAACTTTTGGTGGCAGAGCTAGTGGACCAGAGCCACTGCTAGATTTGTTTAACTTCTCAACTAACATCTTCAAAGAAGCTGCAGGTAGAAGGTTAACAAGTTATGAGTGTCACCGCATGATGTGTAAAGTAGCAGAGGTTGTTGTTGTTGGAGGTGTCAGACGTAGTGCATTGATTTCCCTAAGTAATTTGACTGATGAACGCATGAGAAGTGCTAAGTCTGGTCAATGGTGGACCGATACACCAGAGATGGCACTCAGTAATAACAGCGTATGCTATACAGAAAAGCCTGACATGAGCATCTTTATGAAAGAATGGCTGGCTCTTTATGAATCTAAATCTGGAGAGCGTGGCATCTTTAATAGAGAAGCTGCAAAGAAACAGGTCGCATCTATAGGTAGACGTGATGTTGAACATGAGTTTGGTTGCAACCCTTGCAGCGAAATCATATTAAGAGACGGACAGTTCTGTAACCTTACCGAAGTTGTTATCAGAGCTGAAGATACACAGAAAGATATATTACGCAAGGTTAGATTGGCTACCATACTTGGTACGTTCCAAGCCTCCCTTACTAATATTAAAAGACTGAGACCTAAATGGGTCTCAAATACAGAAGAAGAAGCACTACTAGGTGTCTCGTTAACTGGCATTATGGATAACTCATTCATGAATGGCAGCAATACAGACAGAGGATACTATGGCAAAAAGAGCTTACCCGACTTCCTCGTGGCACTTAGAAAAGAAACTGTAGAAACAAACAAGCACTGGTCGGAATTACTTGGGATCAGTCAGGCTACTGCAACTACTGCTATTAAACCTAGTGGTACAGTTAGCCAACTAGTAGACTCAGCGTCAGGTATCCACACCAGACATAACGACTATTACTTCCGCAGGGTAAGGGCAGATGCTAAAGACCCTATTGCACAATTAATGGAAGACCAAGGCATACCCTGTGAGGCTGATGTAATGAAACCTGATAGTGTTAAAGTCTTTACATTTCCTACTAAGGCTCCTAAAGGTGCAGTCCTTAGAAACGACAGAAGTGCAATAGAACAGTTAGAGTTGTGGCTAACTTATCAAAGACACTATTGTGAACACAAACCAAGTGTCACAGTTAGTG